TTGTCGGTCCAGTCTCGCGCCTGCAAGCGACCGTCTACCACCACCTTACGCCCCTTGGCGCAGTATTGCGCGGCAAACTCCGCCGTGCGCTCCCACGCGACCACATCAAACCAGTCCGTTCCAGCGTCTTTGCCGTCGCGGTCGACGGCGATGGGAAAGCTGGTGACCGCCTTGCCGCTCTGCGTGCGGCGCAGCTCAAGGTCCTTTCCGATGCGTCCCATGACGCTGATCCTGTTCAAGCTCATTTCAATTCTTCCCTGTTTTTTTCTGTAAATCATGTTCTCCCGTGTCCAGCCCTTCAGCGCGTCAGGGTGCTGTGGCAGGTTGCTGTAAACTCGTACCCAAGGTATCATAGGCGGCCTCCTCACTTTGGTGTTGGTGCAGATAGAGTACACGGCTCTTACCGATGGCGGCGTTTTGGGCGAGCCATGCGCGCGCCTGCTCGCGGGATAGATGGCTCTCCATCGCGCGGCTCTCATAGCTGAATTCTCCCGCCTCCAGCTTGCGCTTCATGCGCTCCTGTATCTCCTCTTCGCCGTAGTTGGCTTCGATCAGATAAAGGTCGTAGTCCAACGCAGATACCCCATTCAGCGACGCGCAGTCCGTCGCATAGAAGATGCTGTCGAAACCGTCCGATTTCTCGCCGTCTGCAAACTGAATATGCCACGCACAGTTCGGAACATCATGCGGAATTGGGTCGTACCATACATAAGCGGAAGTGCTTTCGGATAAAAGGTAGAACAGATCGTGACGCTGCATAGCCTCATCGGTCACGCGGCGGTCCACGCCGATGCGTCCCATCGGTTCCATGAGCCACGGAGGGACGCACCAGCGCAGCGCAGGGCGCAGGAAGTGCAGGCGCTTAATGGTCTCGGGGTTGAAATGGTCGCCGTGAACGTGCGTCAGCAGGACGAGCCTCAATCCCTTGCAGTATGGTTCGAGTTCCCGAAAGGGAACGCCGCAGTCAATGAGGATTTCATCATTCAGCAGTACGGCGTTCCCCTTGGAGCCGGTCGAAATGACCTTGACCTTACAGATCATTCATGCTCACCTGCTTGGGGGTGCCGGCCTTTCCGTCGTCCGGCGTACCGAGGGCATCAGCGGGAGCGGGCAGCTCGTCCTTGACCTCGCCTGTGGTCTCGTCCACTTCGACGGTCGGGAGATCAAAATACTGCTCGCGGCTCGCGCGTCCCTCTTTCAGTGAGGTATACACATTACGCAGGCGCACAATGCTCTGCGCCGTGAACGCTTCGGCCTTGCAGCCGATGTACTTTTCAAGGCACTCCATCGGTACGCCGAAGTCGTCCTTGAACGCCTGTCCCATCTTGCGTACGCGGTCGATCATGGGTTCATCGCTCTTTCCCATCATCGTCTTGGTACACGCCGCAAGAGCGGCGTCTACCACGTCGCCGGGGATAATGCCAAGAATGCACGCGCGCATACGGCGCGCGCCCTGATTGGCGACCATTTCATAGATGTCGCGCGGGTCGGTGAGGGCAACGCTGCCTTTCTTGGTGTAGCGGATATGCGGCACGGTGAAGATCTTCGTCTGGCGGGTGTTGGTCTCCAAATCCCAGCAGTAGGCCATGACGGTACTCTCGCCGTTCTTCTGCTCCAGCTCGGTAATGCCGAAGTCGAGGTTGCCCCAGTTTTGCGCCATGACCTCGGCGAGACGGATCGAGGGGCCGGTCACGTTCTCGCCGCCGCGCGGGTATTCATAGATCGCGCGCTCGGCAAGGCTCTTGCGCTTGCAGGCGTTGAGAATGCGGTTGTTCGCTTCGATCTCGTCACGGGGAAAACGCTTGGCGACGACCATTGCCGCCTGTACCTCCTGCGCCTGGCGGGAGATCATCATTTCGGTGTTCACGCTCTTGGCGCTCACAACTTCGGTGCTGTTGTAGGTCTGCATTTCGTTCATGGTAATATCCTCCTCAAATAATCATTCGTACTGATAGCCATTGCTGACAAGGAATTGCTTCAAAAGGCGCAGGCGCTCGCGCGTATCGGTCACGCGGAACGACACCGTGAGGCGTTCGACCGCCGCCTGCTCCACGCGCTTCGGGACGACCTGCGGGGCCGCTGCGCCGGTATCCTCGCGGACGGGTGCTCCGGCAGCGCGGGCCTCCTCCATTTCCGTGCGGCGTTTCACGGCCTCGCGCTCCTCCTCGGCGCGGCGGTGACGCTCGTTGACAACGGAGATCGCAAGCGAGAGGTCGAGGTTCTTTTTGTACTCCACCATGATCTCCGGCGCGTTCTCGCCCATCGTGCCGATGGTTTTCATGTCCTGTGCCACGCCGTCCACCTTTAGCTTGATCTGCTCCATGAGCTTCTTCGGCGTCTTGGCTTTGGCGCTCGCCATATCGACCTTAACGCCGGTCTGCCCGAACGAAAGGAAGTCGATCTCGTTGACCGCGCATAGCTCCCGAAAATAGCCCAGCAGCATTTCCTCGCAGCGGCTCTTGATCTCGCTTTCCGTCGCGTCGATCTTGGCTTTCAGGTCTGCGTCGGCGCGCTTGTACGGGTCGGCGATGCACTCACGGTAGACGGCTTCGAAGCTGTCGTACTTCTCCATGATCGCGGCTTTAATGGCCTTGCGCTGGGTCTCGGCGTCGGCAAACTCGCGGTTCATCTCGGCGCGAATGTTCTTCACGCTGGTTAAGGTCTCGTCGGTGCAGACAAGGCTCATTGCCTCTGCGACGCGCTGCTCCGTCTGCTCCTTCCGGCTCCTCAAATGCTCCTCAATCACGGGGAGTTGCGTCACTTTCATCAGGGTGCTATCCATCTTTGGTCTCCTCCAATTCCTCAAAAAATTCTTCGCCGCAGTACGGGCACTCGGCGTTTGTAGACCATGTAAATTACGACCTCCCCGCTTTCCGTATCATCTCCGACAGGCCGTATGTCCGCCCGACAATAGACGCTATCCGAGCCATCTCGATCTTACGGAGCACTTCGGCTTCTGCCGGGTCGTTTGACAAGTAGTAGCCCTTGCCAAAGTTCATGATGCAGTATTCATCGCCGTCCTCCTCGCATCGTGCCGCCTCGATCACCTTGCGCAAGTGCCGGTCTGTCCAGCCGGTCATTTCGCAGAGCTGCCAGCGGCGCAGCGCGTTCTGCGCGCCGACGCGAAGATGGTTTCGCAGAGTGATAACATCGTCCGTCATGGCGACACCTCCTTGTAAACGTAAGCGGTTTGGACGCCAAACTCCCGCGCGGCCTGATGGTCGTCAAAAAATACGTCGATGCGGTTCTCCTTGATCGCGCCGCCGCAATCCTCGGCGGTGTATGTATGGCTCGTGCCGTCGGCAAAGTAGATTGTGACAGAGGAGCCGTAAGGGATCACGCGAGGGTCAACCGCAATCGTGCGCCCCTCTGTGGCGGTCGTGCCGGTCGCCGTGATGCCGTCCGTCTTGCTGCAGCACTTCATGCACGGGCAATAGGCGGTCAGCCTAAATTTGCCGAGCGGTTCGCCGATGTCGAGCACTGCGATCCCCTCTGCGGGCTTGTCCTCACCGGGGAGCTTGTCCTCGATGATCGGCGGCTCGCCGCAATACGGCTCCGCGCCTGTCTTGACCGTGAGCGCCGCGACAATGATGAGCAGCGCCGCAAGGAGCAGGCAGACGGCGGCGATGCGCGCCGAGGCGTCAGCCTTGCGCTGCTCGCGGGTGTGACGGTCGCGCCTCATGCCCGTCCCTCCAGCTTGTCCAGCGCCCGCATAATCCAATGCGTCACGGTGCCGATGCCGATAAAGATAAACAGCGTGTTCATTCCTTTTCTCCCTTCCTCTCGTTCGGCGCAAGGCCGACAAACTCAAGGCCGCGACCGCGTGCGTAAATCTCGCCCATGATCGTCCCCAGCTTTACAGGGTCAGGGGGCGTGACCCAGATGATCTTGTACTCTGGCTTTTTTCTCATTGCCTTTTCCTTTCTCCCGTGCTACAATAAGCACGGACACAATATCTTGTGGTGAGATTTGTCCCACCCGCCCCGCTCGATGCTGCAACATTGGGCGGGGCATTTTTTTACTTTTCATCGGGATTCAAAAGCTCGTCCACCGTGCAGCCGTAGAGCGCGGCGACCTCCGGCAGACGGCTTGCGCGGGGATGCTGCTGCCCGGTCTCCCACATATATACCGCTGCGTCGGAGACCTTTAGTTTTTCGATCACCTGCTGGACACTCAGGCCGGCAGCCAATCGAGCACTGCGAAAACTCATTTGTTCACCTCCAATTTGCTTTTACTTAGTTTTCATTGACTGCGGCGTGGGGATTTGCTATACTCTCATGCAGGAGGATAGAGTGAAAAGGCACGAGGCTCCCCATATTCTCATTGAAAGGAGGGAACCCTTTGCCGCGGAACTCCGTCCGGACAAGTAAGCGCGTTGCTTCCAAAGCGTCGAAAACTTTAAGCAACCGCAAGGCAAGCAAGAACTCAAAGGCTCTTGCCGCGTCCGCCTTGTCCAACCGCCGGTCAAAGTGACCGGTGAGCCGTCCCGATGTTACCGCATCGGGGCGGTCTCTTTTCCCCTCGCCGCAGCCAAACTAAGTTTCCCTTGACAACTTGGCAAACTGTGATATTATAAAGGTGCCAACGATCATAATATTTTTTCGCAGTCCGCTAAATGTAAGGGGGCTTGGGTTTTTATTACCCTTTATGCTAACTAGTATAAGCTAGCAATACTAGTTTGTCAAGAAAAACTTAGAATTTTGCTAGTTAAAAATTAGCCAAACTAGGCGGTGATTTTTTGGATAGATCGCCAATTGTTACAAGAATAAATGCTTTGCTTGCTAAGAAAAACATTTCTAAAGCAGAGTTTTACGAAAAATGTAATCTAACTTCTGCATCGTATTCCAATTGGAACACAGGGAAAACGCGCCCCAAAATGAAAAATATAGAGAAAATTGCAAGATTTTTGGGCGTCACTTCTGAATATCTCCTTTATGGGGACGGAGCAGAAAAAGAAAGCGCCCCCGATCCGAAGACCGAGGGCGTGGAAAAAGCCCCCGCCACAGAGGGCGAGGGCTATACGGAGTTGCAGAAGGCCGCTATTCAGTTTGTATTGTCATTACCGCCGGAAAAGCTGGAGCGGTTTATAAAAATGGGCCGCGCTGCTTTTGAGGAAGAACAATGAAAGAAATCATCATTTCACTCGGCTGTGCTGCTATTTCCGGCATTGTCGCATGGATCGTTGCAAAACAGGCGGCAAAAGCCGAAATCAAAAAGCTGCAAACAATATGGGCGCACGAAAAGGAAACGGCCTGCGATGCCGATTTTGACAAAATGGTATCTGCCGTTTCCCTTTACGCAAAATACCCGTCTCCGAATGATTTCCATGCCGCGACCGATGCCGTCGCCGTTTATCGGGCAAAGGCAACCGAGGAAATGGCGGTCGAGGTCGACAAACTCAGCGGATTGATAGAGCGGTTCCATCCAAATTGCGACGCGATCTTGAAGCAGTTAAATGCCGTGATCGAATGCAAGCGGAAAGCCAACGGTTAAAATGCGGCCTTTCCGGCTTCGCCCTCTTTCCAAAACAGTTCAAGTTCCCCGGTAAACAGGTTTCGCGCCATTCGGTAAAGCTCGGTCATTGCGGTCTCGTGATCCATGTCGTCGCATTCCAGACCGATTTCATACTCGGCACCTTTTTGTTTACTGATCGCCCAAATTTTCATTTTAGAGCCTCCATGATTTTTTGAAGTTGTTCGTCGGATAACTTTTGGATTAAGTCAAAGGCTTCTGCCAGCATTTCTTGATACTCTATTGTATCACATTTTGCGTCGTTACACAACATCTTGCGTCCCTCCGTTTGGCTCTAAGGCTATTTTTTGCTCCTCCTCCGCGAGGATGCGCTCAATCAGCGCGAGCATTTCGTCTTTCTGCTTCGGCGTTAGGAGCAGATAAAGCGCCGCCGCCGCTTGCACCTGTGCGTCCATGCTTTGACCTCCTTTTCGGTATTCATACCTATCCCCACAACAGGCGTTTGCTGCACGGCGCTGTGCAACAATTAAGAAATATTATAAAGCGGCGCGCAGCCGCAGGATCACTTTTTATTTTACTATGTGTCGATTATTGCACTTTGTGCAGCCGAAAATATAATAACAGAGGGGAGAAAGTTTATCATGATGTGTCCAAATTGCGGGAGCGAAAATGTAACGATTGAAATCCAGCAGGCTACGACCTACACGAAAAAACACGGAAACGGAATTGGCGGGCATCTGAACAATGCCGCCCGCGGCTTGACTGCGTTTTGCACTCTCGGCATGTCTAATCTTGTTTGGAAAAAGAGCAAGGGGAACGAAAAGACTGTCGTTAAAAACGAAAAGGTTTGCCTCTGCCAAAACTGCGGTTATTCCTGGACTATTAAGTAACTAAAGGCCCCGCCGCCCTCTGCAACAAACGGCGGGGCCTTTTTGCAGCCGGCGAGAAGCGGTCGTCGCTGCTTGTCTTTACCGTAGCCCACTTTGGCTTGGTAATTCAATGCCGAAGCCTTGCAATAAGGCAGCGTTCGACATGGTTCGACAAGCCCTCATCTTGCGACTTTGCGGCGCGAAAATCGAAAAAATTAAGGTGGCGTAAATGAACATCCAAGAAGTGTGTAGAATCCGTAAAGAAGAATTGAAAATGACCTATCAAGACATTTCCGACGCTTCCGGCGTACCGCTGTCCACCGTGCAGAACTTCTTTTCCAAGTTTTCTAAATCTCCGTCGATTTACACCGTCGCGCCGATCTGCAAAGCGCTTGGAATATCGCTTGATGAATCGTTCGGGATTTCCGAACACCTGACGCCGACCGAGGAAACTTTGCAAGCGCGGAATGATGAGCTGGAACGCCATGTTGACGCAAAGGCCGATACCATTGAGATCATGCGGCGCGGTGTCCATATCCGCAACGGCGCGATTGCTGTAATGTTTGTTATCATCGTTTTTCTCGCTGCGTGGTGCGTGTACATTGATTTTCATTGTATAGATTACGGATTTTGGAGGGGGATTCGATGAGAGTGGCATTGTATATCCGCGTCACGAGCGAGGAGCAGGCGCGGCATGGGCTGTCCCTGCAAGAGCAGCGTGACGCGCTGATAAGATATGCCAAAGCAAATAAAATGACCGTGGTTGGCATATATGAGGACGCGGGCATATCCGCGCGAAAACCGTACAAAAAGCGCCCTGCGCTCCTGCAACTGCTGGACGATTGCAAGGCTGGGAAGGTAGACACGATCCTGTTTATCAAGCTCGATCGCTGGTTTCGAAACGTTGCCGGGTACTACGATGTACAGACGCAGCTGGACAAATACGGAGTGACATGGCAAGCAACGGAAGAGGACTATGAGACGCGCACCGCGTCGGGGCGCTTAAAGGTCAACATCATGTTGTCTGTCGCGCAGGACGAGGCCGACCGCGCAAGCGAGCGAGTCAAATTTATCAACGACGGCAAGCGTGCAAAAGGCCAACCGGCAGGGTCAAAAGCCCCTTTAGGGTATATCATCAAGGACAGGAAATACCAGATTGATAACGATACGGCAGATGCCGCGCGAGATATGTTTGCGGCGTATGTCAGACTGCAAAGTGTGCTTGGCGTAAAGAGGTATATGTTCGAGACGTGGGGGATTGACAGGGCGTATACCAAATATGTAAACTATTTCCGAAATCGCCTTTATATCGGCGAGGTGTACGGCATCGAAAACGCTTGCCCCGCCCTAATAAGCAAGCAGGATTTCGACATTGTAAATGATATCCTCCGCCAGCGGTCGCAGCGCTGCGCAGGGGTTGAGACAGATCGCGTTTATCTGTTCTCCGGCTTGTTGCATTGCAAAGAGTGTGGGAAAACGATGCAGTCGGAAACGGCAAAGCAGATTTATACCTATTACCGTTGCAGGACGCGCATGCTTGACAACTCCGCGTGCCAGCACAAAAAGAGGATCCGCGAAGACGCGCTGGAAGATTATTTATTGCATGAGCTTGAGGGGATTGCCGAGCGAAACAATCGCTATTACAAAAAAGCAGAAAAAAAGCCCACGCAAAGCGCGGACGCGATACGAAAGAAAATGGGTAAGTTGAAAACGCTTTATCTTAACGACTTGATCGAGTTGGACGAATACAAGCGGGAGTACGCGAGCTTGAAGAAAACACTTGAAACGGTAGAGGAAAAGCCGCAGACAAACCTTGATGCGCTCCGAAATGGGCTTGCTGAATATGACACTTACTCGCGGGAAGAGAAAAAGGAATTCTGGACGCGCTTTATCTGGAGAATTGACGCAGATGACGACGGCGCGTTTTTTGTAACGCCACGTTAGGCATATTTGACCTTGGCGTTCCCAAAGGTAAATTATGCCCAAAAGAATCCCCCCGCCTTACGACGGGGGTGTTCTTATTTTTCGAGCTTCCGCATCACGCTGTTGTACACGCGCTCGTTTACGATTTTCAAGCTGTCCATCAGCTCGTCCATGATCTCCCACGCCTTGTCCGGTGAAACATCTGCCACTGCGCGCAAAAAATCGCTGTCGCCGTAGCTGCCTACCGTTTCAGACGCATAGGTCTTGACCGGCGCCGGAGCTGCC